TCACTAGCACCAGCAGTTCCACTTGACGCTGCTGTAATTCTTCCTTGAGCATCAACAGTAATACTTGAAAGGGTGTAGCTACCTGCTGTAACAGAGGTGTTTGCTAATTGATCTGTGCCAATAGCATCATCAGCAACTTTTGCACTCGTGACGGCATCAGCAGCTATCGCTGCTGTATCAACAGCATTATCTGCTAATTCACTAGCACCTACTGCATTAGCTGCTATTTGATCAGCACCAATAGCATTATCTGCAACTTTAGCTTGTGTTACAGCGTCATCTACTATAGAACCTGTAACAACAGTATTTGCTGCTAATTGATCAGCACCTACAGCATCATCAGCTATCTTGGCTGAAGTAATTACATCATTATCAATCGTAAAAACTGCACCACTAGCAGATACTGTTATATCTCCATAATCTCCATCTCCTAGTGTTGCTCCACTAGCACCAGCATCAACCGCTGGTTCCCATCTAGAGTTTGAATTAATCCATTTCAGTACTTGTCCATCACTAGGAGTAGCAGTATGGACATTAGTTAAATCAGCAAGATTAAATGTTCCTACCTTTGCAGCAGTAACAGCATCATCAGCAATTTTTGCTGTTGTTATTTGTGCATCAGCTATATGTGCTGTGTCAATAGAACTATCTACATAATGTTCAGAATTAATAGAATCATCAGCTATCTTTGCTCCTGTTACAGCATCATTACTTATTTTTGCTGTAGTTATATTTGCATCGGTAATTTTTGCGGTGGTAACTGAATTATCAGCCAGTTTACCTGTTGTTATTTGACTATCTGCAATATGAGCAGTATCTATACTTCCATCAACATAATGTTCAGAATCAATAGAATCATCAGCAATTTTTGATCCATTTACTGCATCTGCACCAAGTTTTGCATTAGTTACTGCTGAGTTTGCAATAGCTGCTGTATCTACTGCATCATCAGCTAATTCACTAGCTGTAATTGCATTTGCTGCAATATCAGCAGCAACAACTGTATCGGCTGCTATATGTGCAGAAGTAATAGCTCCATCTGCAATTTTTGCAGAGGTAATAGCATCATCAGCAACTTTTGCAGTAGTTACATTTGCGTCAGTAATTTTAGCTGTAGTAACAGAATTTGAAGCTAAATCACCTGCTGCAATAGTTCCATCAGCGATCATAGTTGAGGTAACTGTTCCTGTATCACCAGTAGTAACAACAGTTCCTGTGGTATCAGGTAAAGTTATTGTTCTATCAGCAGTAGGATTTGTTATTGCTAATGTTGTCTCATTTGTATCATCAACAGAACCTTCAAAAACAAGATTACCTGTAACTACCTGTGATCCATCTTTTTTAACAAAGTTATCGGTAATCTCCTGTACTGCAAATAATAACTGATCATTTTGTGTATCAAGATCTGATTCTGTCAGAACGCTACCATCATTAAAATCTATTTTTTTAGATCCAACATTAGTATCTCGTTGAATTTTAATTACAGCACCATTAGCTGGTTCATTACCACTGGTAAATGTAATCTGTGTTGCACTGGTGAATGTGTAATGGGTGGTAATAGTTTTTAAGACCCCACCAACAGTAACATCAACTTCAGCTTCTGATAGATAGGAGAAGGAGATACTGAAAGGACCAGCAGTACCATTACCAGTATGGTTTGTAAAAGATGCAGCAGTGTTAGTAGCCATAGTTAGTTAGCGTTAAGTTGTTGAAACCCTTCAAGGATGTCCTCGTTAGCTGCTTTTCTAATTGCAGCTTGTTTTTTTCTATATTCTAATTCACGTTCTGGATTTTTACTCAACCAAATTTGTTTACCTGCTTTTTTGTATTTATTTACAATATCTCTCAATATTCCCTCTGCTAAATCTCTGTTAGCTTCTTGTTTTTGTACTTCTATATCCATATTGTTCTGTTCTATCAATTCACCTCTTACACTTCTCATTAGTGCTTGAAAATCTTTTTGTTGGATTCTGTTGTGTAAAGCTATAACCATTGTTTGACCATTAATTTCTACAAAAGCAGTTTCTTCAATCAGATCAAGATGTTCGTTATAAGTTAGTTCTATCCCACTTCCAATTGCTTCGCCACTAGCTAATCTTGCAAGAGATAATTCATCTGAAGGTTGAGTTATCCTTGCACCAATATCATCAAGTGTTGTAAGAACATTGTTATTGATACTACTTGTTTCTTTGATTGGATTAAGAATACTCATATTGTCAGGACCGAAACCAACTGGATATTCGATAATAGAGCCAGTTATAAAGTTTCTCATTGGTCTTAAATTAGCTCCATAACCAGGTATTGTTGCTGCTAATTCGTTATGAAACTTTCTAAGAATTACAAAACCATCATCACCTGCTCTTACTTTCTTATCCATTATTTGACCATCAGTTGCCTTTGTTAAGGATCTACCAAAAGAACTAAATGGATTGACAGTTGCTGCCGCTCTTCTTGCAAGCCAACTTTCTAATTTATAAGGCTTACCTAATAAATCAGCCAATTCAGTAATACCTTGTAAATAAGTTTTATTTGTAATATTACGACCTAATGCAATAGAAGCAGCAACACCAAAATCATCACGATCTTGTTTGCTAAGACCACCTGTGATAGATGCTGCATCGGCAGCCATCATAAGAAAAGAAGACCAAGGATCTAACCTTTTAAAACTAACGTATTTATATCTAGGTTTACCATCCTTACCCATGCGTACATTACCATCTTCATCTCTTAAAAGAAACCTAAAACTGTAGGGCTGCCAGCCTGTAGCTCGCTTTTGATTCAACATATTAAAGTCAGAAGGACCACCACCAGTAATTGCTAATTCAGACATAGGATCATTGATTGCTAATGCAGTCATGCCTGCTACAGACCATATAGCACCACCAAGAATCATTTCACCTTTTGCTTTTGCTGCTACAGAAGGATCAGTACTTTTTAAAGCCTGTCTGTATTCTTGTAAAAGCATATTCACACCAGGGGTTCTTCTTACTTGTGCCTTAAATATATTGATTGGTGTTCTTACAAATGGAAAGATTATTCTACCTGCTGGATGCCTTGCTACTCCTTGTATTGCACCACCTAAACTACCTTCTGGTAGATCAGCAGTAAATGTAGTTTCAGCAGCATATTGCTGTGCTTTCTCGTATAGATCTAAAACAGACTTATCTTTAACTTTTGCCATGCTGTTTTTATTTACAATTTCAATAGTGCCATTAAATTGTCTTTGTATATGATCTTGCAAGTCAGCACCTTGCAAACCTTTTCTCATACCATCTTCCCAAGCACTAGCCTTTACATAAGCCCGAAAGTTTAGTTGCTTGAAAAATTCATCTTCTGCAAGTAAAAAACGACTAGGCAGACGAATGATAGTACCAAAGGTATTAACGATGTTTGCTACAGTACCGTTACCTTCCATTCTTATCTGGAAGCGATCAGAATCTTGTATCATTGCTCCTGGATTAATAATGTTATCTTCAATTTGTAAAGATAGTTTTGCACCTTTTAAAGAATCAGTAATAGATGACATTAGGTAATACAATTCTTTACCACCTCTGATAGCACCTGTCATATCACCTTGAGCAAACGATCCAAGTGTTTGTTCTAATGGTCTAGCTAAAGTATTTAAAGAAGTAGAAAGAATGTTTACAGCGTGTGTTTCTGGACCAGATAGTATTGAATTTATAAAGATTTCATTTTGTACTTTTAATCCCCTCATTATTTTGCTTTCACTAGCCATCTTTTGAAGAGCTTGAGGATTACCTTGTGCAGCTTGTAGTTTTTTTGTGATTATTCTTAGTTTTTTCCATGATGCTTTATCACCTTTTTCAGCAGCATCTAATATTTCTTGCATTGAAAATTCAGCTAATGGATCTGTAGGTTCTTTAACTGTTCCTCTAATATCAGTAGCTTGATCTATCGCTTTCTCTGTTGGTGTTCGACCTGTTAGATCTTCTACAGAAGCAGCAACTTTGCCTACTCCACCACCTGCTCTGTTAGCTGCTAGTGTTTGTGCAGGTACTGTTTTAAGTGGTTTGTTAAGAGTAATAAGACCATCTAATACTTTAGCTTCCCTAATAAATTGTTGTTTTAATTCTTCAGAAAATCCACTTTTGTTACCTGTAGCTAAAGTTTCATCAATAGTTTTTGCTAATGAAGCTAGATTTATAGCATTTTTATTCATCAACTGATTCATTGCTATCAATGTTGCAGGTAAGTCTTCTTCTCCACCTCTGCCATATCTAGCGTTAAATAATCTTGCAGACTCTATGGTTTCCTGTGGTAACAAATCATTTGCAGATTGAACCATGTCTGCAAAAGTTCTTTTGTAAGGCCAAGCATTATTAGCATCAAGTTCTTTTATTTTGTCTGCCCTATCAATAATTAGTTTTTGTACATCAGGATCACCACCACCTGTAAGAGTAGTAGTTTCAAAATATTGTCCTTCTGTTTTGGTTTTTGTATTAAAGGTTGTATCTACTTTTTCACCTTCTTTTACAACTTTGTTAGGAAGATTAAGATCATCAATAATTTCATCACCAAGATTATCAACAACATTATCTGTCATTAATATTTCATCTCGTCTTGATAATCTTTTAATTACTCTTTCATATAACTCAGGTATTTTTTTAAGACCTTTGATACCAAGACTAAAAGTAGTAAGAGCTTCACCTGCTACCAATCCACCTGTGGCCTGTCTAAAACGTGCTTCAGCTACACCTATTTCTTCTGGTGTTTTTGCTTTTAAAAGTTCACTTATTGGAGTTGCAAGTCTTGGGTGCTTGTCAATCATATTGAACAAGTTCTCTTCATAAGGATCTTGTACAACAGCATCAGTTATAAAACCTGCAACAGCATTTCTAGCCCAGGCATTGTTCATACCTACTAGCTTTGTACCTTTCAATCCTTTACCGATAACACCAGCAGGTAGTAAGAACTGTGTTATGGCTTGTGGTACTGTATATGCCCAATCTTCCTTGTCACCTGCTATCTCAAGACCTAATGCCTGTAGATCTATAAGCTCATTATTATCGTATGGATTACCAACAGCAAAATCATAAATATCATCTACAAACTCAACAGTCTCATTAACAGCTTTTAAAGGACCAGATAATGCACCTCTGATAACTTTGGAAGTAGTAGTTTTTTTTAATTTTTCATCTATTTTTTTTCTTTTTGCTATACCTTTATCTCGTATTTCTTGTCTGTTTTGTTTAATTTCTTCTAAAGACCTTTTATCACCTAGAAATGTATTATCAAAAAAATCTACAGTTCTAGCTTGTGTATCTTGTATGGTTTGATCAAGATTTTGTAAAAGATTTTTTTTATTTAAAGGTGTTTCAGTCATAGTTATTTAAGATTTTTGTTTAAACTTTCCTTGTTCTGCAAGAAAATTAAGGGCATTGTTGTAATGAGAGCCACCTTGAGTTAGCTCTGGTAATGCACTTTCAACTGATGTTCCAAAAGAATCTGTTCTTGTTAGACCATCACCTTGAAGAGTTGATACATTACCTGTCAATATAGCTGCATATATCTCCTTAACACCATGACCAGGTTTTACTCCTCTATCTTTTAAGTAACGTACAACTGGACCTAACATCTGTTCTTCAAAGGTCATGTCATCTCTATATCCATATTTCTTACGTTCTGGAATACCAAACTGAATTAACCCTTTATAGTTACCTCCTTCACCACCTGTTATCTGATGATTAAAAGTACCCATTGTTTCCTGTGATATTACAGACGCAAGATCTTCTGGTTTTATTCCTAATTCATTAGCTGCTGTAACAATGGCCTGTTGCTTACTGCTTTGAGTAATAGTTGGTGTTGTTGTCGTTTCAGTAGTTGCTTCAGTAGTTTTTGCTTCTGTTTCTTTAAGTATTAATTTGTCACCTACTTGTATGTTATTTGGATCTTTTATTTTGTTTAGTTTAATTAAATTAGGAATTGATACTCCTGTTTGTGTTGCTATTGAGGTTAAAGTATCACCTCTTTTTACTGTAAAAATATTATTCTCCTCTGCATCTTCTTTTTCGATAATTCGTTTTGCTTCTTCGTCTGTTACTTCGCTAATAAAACCAGCATCACCTTCTATATCACTTAGGTTTTGTTCGTTTACTTTTCCTCCCTCCGTCACTCCGCTTTTGGGTGTTACTAAATTTACCTGATCTCTAGCTTTTTTAAGATATGTTCCTTTTATTTCTTCTATTTTTTTTATTACAGTCAGAGTATCTGCTTCTCTGCCTTCTGGACCTAAAATGTAAGTATATAACTCTAATTTAGCAGCGTTGAATAAATCATTTACAGCAGAAGAACCTTTGTCGTTAAGTTGACCTGTTGTACCTACAATAAATAATGCTCCACTAAATTCACCTTTAAGTTGACTGTTAAGTTCTGCTAATCCTTTATTTATTTCTGTGTAGTCTCCATTTTCAGAACCGTTAGCAACTCCTAAAAGTTGACTCAATCTAGTTCTATTTGCTTGAGTTTTAGGTGTCCTTTCATCAAAATACCAATTTAAAGCAGCAGTCGCAGCATCTTTTTTTGATGCAAATCCATCACTAATAATTCTTGCTTCTAGCTGTGCAGATCTTTCTCTGGTGTTCCCATCTAAAGCTACACCAGCATTACCAATCTTTGACGCTTCTAATGGATATTTTTTCTGTAATTCAGTAATTAAATTTGCATCACCTGTTTCTGCAAATCTTTTAATCGTGTTTACAATGTCATCATTTTTATCTCTTTCTTTTTGTTTTTGTCTGCGTGTTTCTTGAGTAAATATATGATCATTTATTTGTTTTTTTATTTTATTTACCTTGCCTTGATAATCAGGATGGGCAGTAAGGTTTAATTTGCCATCAACACCATAAGGAAATTTTAAAGCTATATCTAAAATATTTTCTGCTGCTTCTATATCACCATCACCAGAAAGACCAACAGCCTCTGCCTGATCAAGTAAAACTCCAACTATTGTCTTGTTGAGATCACTTCTATCTTTAGTAACAAGACCTAAATCATTCATGCTTTCTTCAAAAGTATTAATTAGAATTTGATCTTCATCATCATCATCGTCTTTTGCTATTAATCCTTTTACTAAAGGAACAGCTAAGTTTTTTAATCTTTCAAGATTATATTCCTGATGTTGTTCTATATGGCTAGAGGTTACAGTAGTTGTAGCTTCAGCTAATTTCGGTAAAAAGTATTTATTTACATAGGTAGGATTTATATCACTTAACTGATCAATAACTCTTGTCTTTTCTCCTTCAAGCCATGTTTGAAATTGTGGTGATTGAAGAGAAAAGCTATTTAAAGATTTACCATCTACCTGTGCTGTTGCATAACTATTAGATAAAGTACTTTTTATATTATTACCTAAGATCTCTGCTTTAGTTCTTTGATAGGCACGATCAGCAAAAATACTTCCACCGATTAGTCTTCGAGCAGCATCTTCTCCATCAGTCTTCTTAACACCTCTACTTATATCTTTAAAGTTTTTAGCGGCATCTTCTATAGCTAGTTCTGTACCTTCTGCTTCTTCTTCTTTTACAGCTTGATCTATTCTTGTTTCTAAAAAACTTTGTATAGCAGGGTTTATAGATTTTAATGTTTCAGCTAACTGCTCAATACCACTTTTAGGTTGTACAGATACAGGTTGTACAAAAGTATCTACAGGACTTGCTTGAGGTTGAAAGGCGGTGCTTTGAAAACTATTAGTCATTATTCTTTAATAAGTGATGCGTATTGAGACAGACCCTGGGTGGCTGTACCAAGAATAATAGAACTTAAGCTTGGTATCTGATTATATGCCTGATTTACCTGACCTTGTAACCTATTACGTCTGTTATCTCTATCAGCGACAAGACCTTGAGTATTTCTTCTATATTGTCTGGTTGCTGATTCAAGTGTTTGATTTAACGCTTCTCTAGCATTAGCTGTCTGTCTTTCCTGATCTGACAATAATAAATTCACTGTTAACCCTGCCCTCTCACTAGCTCTAATTGCTCCTTTTGCTTGTAGTCCCTGTATTGTTTTAGCTAGTCTACTTTGTGCTGTTGTAGCTTGTTCTTCTTTTAACCTAGCACCGTATGCTGATTGTTGATTAGCAAAGGATTGTTCTGCTGATTGGTTTGCCTGTAAAGCAGCTTGATATGTTTGTCTAGCTCTTTGCTGTGCAGCACTCCTCTGTGCAAGACCACCTATTAAGCCAATACCTAGACTTGCAGCAAATGGTAAAGCAGCAGCTCCTAATGGTGCACACATTTAAGCAATCCTCAGAAATTCGTAGAATGGTTTTTCTTGATCCCCATACTTTTCATAATAGTTCACAAAAGTAAATCCCAATGCTTTTAACCATTTGATCGCAGAATGATTTTCTGCATATACAAAATTATATAAGACTTTGTAAGATTTCAACAGGTTATCTACCCATTCTCGACCTTTTCTTATAAGTTGTATTTTATATTTTTTATTAGTAAATAACTCATCAGTACATATCATCCATATACAACCATCACTAATAACACCACATAACCCCATAGGTTGATCATTATCACCAGCTATTGTTAAGACCTGTTCACCTGCTAAATATGTTAGACGTAAAGCATCTGCTGGTTCTTGTCCTGTTTGATATACAGCTTCCAACCGATCCATTTCTCTCATGTGTTCACATACATGATTAAGATCTTTTAAATTAGCTTTTCTTAAATAACCCATTAGAAACGTCTTGACCTCATATGAAACATAGCTTCATATTCAGCACTAGCTAGTTGTGTTGGTAAGAATGTGTCATTCTTTACATCTATATCTACTCTATCTGCTCTACTCATTATTGGTACTTTAAATGTACCTGACTCTAAATTAATACTTCCCAAGGTAGAAGAAGTAGAACCAAGAAAACGACCAGTGAATTTATGGGTAGATGTATCTCTGTTCTCTGGTGTAACTTCTACTTTAAAAAATCCAGTATCTTCAAACTTGATGTAAAAATGATGTAGTTGTAATCTGCCACTTAAGATCTCATCTCTACCTTGTGCTGTTTGCATCAATCTTCTTTGACTAAATCTATAGTGCATTTCGTATGGTTCACCAATAATGAATTTACTATTGCGATAATCACCATTAGCGGTAATGGTAGCTGTTGAACCATCAGTAGAGTTTGTTGTAGCTACAAGCTGTCCTGGTTTTAGTGTTTTGGTATTACCCTGTGTATCAACATAAGTACTTGTTTCTCCACTAGCTAAGTATCTACCAACCACATTCATACTTGCTCTTAACCTATAAGGAACAGTAAAGGTAGTTACATCAGTAGAGGAGTTATAAGCAACTGAGACACCAGTAGAAGCTTCTGTAACCTTATGATCTAAGCAGAACTTAAACGTAGCATTAGCTTCTTTAGAATCCGCTTCAAATGGTATCTTCTCTATGCTTGTACCATTAGCTTCTTGTACAACTACAAATAAATCAGTACCAATAAAATCTACATTCAGTATTGTTCTATTCTCATCTATCGTATAAGTAGACCATGAGTTAAGAACCTTCTGTGATTCATTACCAAATAACCATCTGTTGATATATAACTTATTTGGATTATCAGTACCTAATAAAACTAAAATATCTTCACTGGTTGAGACTGCCAACTTAAATATATTTACTGGTATTAATCTAGGAACATGAACAGTAATATTAGCAGCATCTCTTATTGTTAAATCTTCTTGTGTTACATATTCTCTTACACCAGCAAAAGAACCTTTATCAGTTAAATAATAAATACTATTACCAGAACTTACAGGAGAAGCAGCATCACTACTTTCAAACTCTGTTGCAACAACAACTGTTGCTGTCTTAGGGGTAAGAGTAAGAACAGATGATGAGGTAAGAACAAACTGTGTCTGATCAGAAAATAATATTAATTGTTCTGCCATTGGTACAGCATGCTTCAAGATAGATACTTTTGTATGTGAAGCTGCTATGTCTATAGGATCACTATCAACAACAGTTAAGACTGTCTCTCTAAAGAACTGAAAGAACTCAGATACCGTTGTAAGTATTACGTTATCGTCAGCTAATACTCCTAATCTGCTTCTATAGAAAAATATATTATTTATTTTATTACCTATAAAAGATGGGTCAGGTGAAGAGACAAGATCACCTACAGTTCTCTCTCCCCACTTAGGTAAGGTTGAATTATTAACTTTACCAAAAGCAACATTACCACTTGTAGTTAAAGAACCTGCTGCTGTAAAAGTAAATGTATTTGCATTTGTAACTGTAATGGTAAAAGTACCATCAACACCATTACCAGAGGTGAAGTCAAACTGTACTGAATCACTACTGGATAATCCATGATTAGCAGAAGTTACTGTTACTGTTGTACCTGATTGGCTATAAGTTCCAGCAGTATTTAGATCGGTATAAGTATCACCATCCACTCTTGCAAATCTAAAATCACCATCACTTTGTCTTATAAGAATATGTGGCATCGTGTCGTAATCAAATTTAAAATTAATTCCTGATTCAACAGTTTCTTCCCACTGCCCTTCTTCTAAAGTGCCATCTACTGTGCTGTTATTAGCAACAAACTTAACGTAATAATTATCAAAATCTGTGGTGTCATCTCCTTTTACTTCTACTACATAACCATGAGGAGAGACTGTTGGAAGATCAGAAAATCTCTGGATACTATCTTTTACTACTACAAGATCCTGATTACCTTGTGTGTCATTACCATCAATAGAAAAGTTAGATCCATCTGTTTTCTTTATATGCACAACAGGACCATTTTGTTGCAAAGTAAAACCTGTTAAACCAGCAGCAAGACCTGTTCTTAAGTCTGTAGCTACCTGTGTAGTACTAAGAGTAGAGTCAGAAGCTGTACTGTCAGAGACTGTTACTCCATCAACTGTTACTGAATATGTGGTCTTATCTGATACCTGACTTACAAAGATTACCGCTTGTGTGATATTGCCACCAGAAAGACTGCTATCCATTGCTGTTGTAACAGTCTTATTAACAACAAAAGTAAAGTCTGCAACCGTAACAGTTTTTATATCACTTCTAGGAGTTGTTGTATTTAGATATGTCGTACCATCGGGTTTTTGTACAGTTCTTTCCGTACCATCTAATTCAAAAACTCTTACATTGCCATTACTAAATACAGAGATAAACCTTTGATCTACATCTCTATTGATAGTTTGTACATGAACATTACCTAAAGTTGTATTAGAAATATTAGCTACATATTCAAGACCAGACCTCTTTGTAAGACCAAGGACAGGGTTGCTATCAGCATTGTCTTGTATATCAGCATGATCAACTTGTTTTGTAGCATCTGAAGCTTGTGATATACCTCTCAACAAAGTAGGTATAGATCTGGAAATTAAACCCATTGTTATCTAATTAATGCGTTTGCTGGTGAGTATGTATCAAAAACATTTGTTAATGAAGGATCTCCTCTAAGGACATTGTGATCTCCATTAGCTAAGTCTGTTTCCATCAGTATAGCTCTAGCTCTAGTCTCGTCTTGTTGTGTGTAAGTCCTTAATCCTTCATCACTAACTAATCTATCAACAAAGATACGAGCAGCTTTAATTGTTATATATCTTCTGGCAGGTTCTGGTATCTCATCAAAGGTTCTGAAATAGACCACAGTACAGATAAGATCTTCATCAAACTCATACTTATTATTTAACCTGTCATATAGCTTCAGACCACGTTGTATTGCATCAATCGTAGGGTGCTGATGAATATTAGGATCAACCCTTAAAACATCTGTTGAAAGAGATACATGGTCATTAGAAGCATCTCTTGTAAGAGTTACATCTATTTCAGTATTAAACGACCAACCTTCTGATTGAACTTCTTTGTTCACTTCAGCAAGAGTTGATTGTGCTAGACGAGCATCAACAGGAAGAGTACCTGTAAGACTGTTAATAGGAGCTTCTCCTATAGCAGCCAACATAATGTTGACGCTTTCTAGTTCAGTGGTTGCAGCTACAGACATGATTTAGTACTTTTTAATTTTAAGTTTGTTTCTGTTTTTTTTCTTCTTCATCTTTCCGTAAGCCATAGTGTCCTCCTTTAAGCCTTGCCTTTATTGTACTGAATAATTATCTGCTTATCTTTTGTGCTGAATGGACCTTTACCTGATAAGCGTTTTAAAGCTGCTCTGTACTCTGCTTCAGAAATACTTGCAATCTTTAAACTTTTTCGTGTTTGGCTTTGTAGTTTCAGTAAATCTTTATGGTTTTTGATACTTCGTTTTTCTATTGCTCTTTGTCTTGTTTCTTTCTGTTGCATTTTTTTCTGACGTTCTTTTTTTAATTTATCTTTCAATGATTTTGGCTTTTGTGATTTAGGAGTAGTCATAATTTTAATTAAGTAAAAGAAAAGAGTACCCATTGCTGAGTACCCTTTATATAAAAAATTAAGTAGCAGATAATTTGATTGTAGCTGCTGCTTCTGGTCTTAGGATTCCATGACCTAAAGCATATTTAGCAACCATCAATGTACCTTGATACATAATTCCGTAGTCCTGACCACTAATCTCAGTTGTCATGTCCATAAGCTTCACAGTACCAACTGCTGACTTGTGGAAGACAAGACCAATAGTTTTGCTGTCATCACCTGAGTAGGTGTTGTTAGCTCCACTTGGGTTGGAAGCCACGTTTGTTTGAGGTACGTTGTTTGACATCAAGATAGGTATGCCAGCAATTTGCTGAACTTTACCTGATGCAAATGAACCATTTCCTCCTGGGTTGAAGTCTGTGTCTACAGTTCTTGTAGCTGATTCAGCTAACTTGTAGTACTCAGCAGGTGGTAATACACAGAAACGATCTGTTGGAGGAATGTCTCTTTCGTCCATTGTCTGTGCAATATCATAGATAGCTCCAGCTAATTCATCACCAGTAACAGCAGCAGATGTTGTGTTACCAGTAGCCATAGAAGCTGTGATACCACCATTACCACCTGTTAATGTTGTTGATGCACGACTCGCATTAGCTATAACCTTTGCGACATTTTGATCGTAAGTACGAGCAAGAGCCTTACCTAGTTCACTAGCGTAAGTCGACCTTACATCGTAATGGTTCATCAATTCATCTAAATTTGAGACGAATGATTGTGCAATAAGTAGATCATCTATTGAGATGATTTTCTCGTTAGCTAAGATTTGGTTAGCACCAACCAAGGGGTTCCCTGGTGTGTGATAAGCCGCTGTTGCAGTTCCTAATACTGGAAACTGTGCAGACTTTCCACTTGTGATTGTACGGACAGAATGAAGTGCTTCATTGAAAATGTTGTTTTCTGAGAACGAGGTTAGAACCTCGCCACTGAACACCTTTAAAAATAAAGCTTCAGTTGCTGTACCCGTATTGTTAACCAGACCTAAACGAGAGACGGTGGCATTAGCCATAAAATTCTCCTTTTGGTTTTGATTAGATTTTCAGAAACTAACTTCGCTATGTCTGTTCTCTCAAGTGGTATCTGACGCATCAGGCACTTTTGATATTAAGATTTTCGCTTTGTAAGTTTATTAACTTACTATTTTTCTTCTTTGATTAAGCAACAGGAGCTTGCAAGTACTTCCTGTTTCTTACAGAAAAATAAGTAGTTATTTAAAATATAACACTCTTATGCAATCTTTAAACTACTCCTATTTGTTTTTTATAATTAACGACCAGTGTTAAATACATTACTATCCACTAAACGTCTTTGAACATCTTCGGTATAAGTAACATCTTTACCGTAGCGTGGATCTTTCATAGCAGTAACTACTTCTGCTGTAGATCTAAATGGTGTAGGCCCACTTGAAGCAGCCTTTCCTGATACTAAGTTTGGTTCAACACCCATAGCATTATTGTATTGAGAATAAAGACCTTGTACTGCAAACTTAATTGCTGTTGCATTTGCTGTTTCTGTTAAATTATTAAACTCTTTAACTTCTTCAGCAGGTAATGACTCTAAAGCCCATGCAACCATCTTACTGTAATTGTCATCACCACCAACGGAATCTTTAATACCTTGTATTTGTGCAGTAGCTATATCTTCACCAGTTGCACCACCACCTCTTAGTCCATCAAGGTAGGTATCAATGATTTGTCTAGAGAACCCTGCTTCTCCTAGCTTTGCGTAATCATCTTCTGAAATACTATCATCGTTATAAAACCTTTCTGATATATCCTGTGGATCAATACCTGCTTCTTCTAATACAGAAGCAAGACCCTCACCATAATATTCTTGAGCATTAAATTCAGAATCAGTAACCTCTGTTTCTTCTTCTGATTGTGGTTGATCTTCTTCTGTTACCTGTCCTAACTTACCTTCAAGTTCTTTATAACTAGCAGCTAAATCTTCTACTGATTTAAACTTACCTAAGATAAGACCATTCTCATCAGTTTCATTTTTAGCTAATGTTTCTAAATCCTGTTGAGACATTGGTGGAGTCTCAGAGACATTTACCTGGGATGTTGCCATAGATAGTATTTAGTTAGTTAAGAGTAATTGTACGACCATTTTTAGTTTTGACCACTTTAGGTTCGTAAGAAGTAGGTTCGTCATTAACACCTAATTTGCTGACAACAGCTTTTGCTGGTTCAGTTTTTGGTGTTGAATTAGGCTTCTTGCTCGGCATTGGCTTCCTCCGCTAGTTGTTGTGCTTGTGCATTGTTTTTAGGATCAAGTAATGGTGATCCAAGAGCAGCAGGACCAAGACTTTGAATAAGCTGCTGCTGTTGCATAGCTTCCATCTCAGCCTGTATTTCTTCCTGTGTCTTCACTAGGTTAGCAGTATCTATTCCGATAGAGTTAGCTAACCGTTTTATAGCTTCGTCAACGTTTACGAACTGCCTCATAATATCTGGACCTAAAGCTTGACTTACTGTTCCGATAAACTCAACAAGCTTATTCCGATCATTACCACGACCAAGACCTTGAACACCAGTAACGATCTTAGGTTTCACTAATTTCTCTGGAAGCTTCGGTGCTTTTCCTGATCGAACAAGCATGTGCATCCTACGTTTTAGATATGGTAGCTGAAACTCTTGTGTAAGGATGCTGTAGATACCACCAAGGCTGTTCTCCAGTTCGTTTGCCATCATAGTTACTTCTGCTGCGGTCACCCTTTCTGCATCTCTCTGTACAGACCTTGCCATGAGGAAAGCATATTCAAGTCTTGATTCAATTCTTTGTATAGCAGAGAAAGACACTTGAAAGTCTGCACCCTTATTGACTTGCATTACAGAAATATCAGAAGCAGTTCCTTCTCGTATTGCACCATTAGGAGCTTTAGCTAGTGTTGCTGCTCTAGTTACACCATTAGGATTTACAAGGAATATAGTCTTAGCTGATGCAGCAGCACCTTCTATGATTGCCTGCATTAAAGATTCAAGACTGATCAAGTCTCCTCTATATTCTTCTACATATCCTCTACCGTAGTCTTCACCATCAATACGAACAAATCTAAGAGTTATCCAAGGTGATACATCTACTTTAGATCTGCCATCAGTACCTGGTATCTTTTCTCCTTTACATTCTTGATGCCATAGAAAGTCATCATTAACTCTTTTAACACAGGTGTATATATCAAGATCACTATCCATTGTGTCTTGATCATAATTTTCCTTCTTCTTGATTTGTTCTACAAATTCTTCTGGGAGTGCTTTTGGATTTACAGATTCTTTAGTAATAATTTCTAATACATTACCAACAGCATCTCTTTTACATACAAACTTTGATAGTGGATATACCTTTAATCCATTATCTGTGAGATAGAGAAGAACATTCCCACCAACAATAAGATGTTTTAATGCTTCAAACATTGCAACTCTATCGTTAGAGACCTCTATCTCATTCATCAAAGCTGTTTCTATTGTGCGTAATCCTTTATCAATCTCAGTTTCTAATCCTTCCTGTCCTTGCTTTAGCAATTCAAGACTATCAATACTAAGTTTAAAGAAAGCAGTTGATGGTGGTAATAATGCAAATAGAAGTTTAGATGCAAGACTGTTCACACCTCTAGCACCTACAGCTTGAAAGGGAGTTTTTATCTTTGCTTTTGCACCTGTTGTATTCTCAGGTATGAGACTAGGAATGGTTAGTTTTGATGATTCTTTCGCTTCTCTATCAAAAGTAGATCTTGCACTCTCTAACTGTGCATACCTACCAGCAGAAGTTTGTCCTTGTGTTGAATACTCCATTACATTATTTTGAGATCCAGTGGTGATCTACTTCTACCTCTTGCAGTAAATTTTTTAGCTGGATCACCTTCTCTTTTTCTTTTTAAACGTGCTGTTGCTTTTGAAGTATCAATGGGAGCATCAACATCTGTCTGTCTTCCTGTAATAACAGGAGCATCATTACGCTCTTTTTTTGATGGAATAGCACCTACTGCTGTTGCTACTGGTCTTAACGGTCCTACACACATAATTAATACCTTAAGTTACTTGATGTGGTCACAGGAATTCTTAATGATTCTGTACCTAATGGTCTTCTCTTTCTGTTAGATCGTCTTTGACTCCTTTGATCTGTTCTTTGAGAACCAGTTACAACATTCTTAGCAGTTTCTTCTGGCCTTGGTGCTGTTGGCCTTGGTGCTGGTAAAGGTGGTGGAGTGGGAGGTCTTCTTGGTGGACACATAATTAGTTCTCCAGAACTGATTGTGTAAGCATGGTTTCTTTTTGCCTTGTTTGTTGTTCTTTTAAGTAATCAACAACAAACCGTTGGCCTGCTCTGTACCATATCTCTCTATCAGATAAAGACAAGTCAGGATGACGGTTAGGAAAGATTTGATCTAAGGCAAAAATCAATTCATCTGTAATAACTGGTAGTTTTTCAGATGCCATGATTAGTTAGATTTATTTGCAGTATAGTTCAATTTTGGTAATAAAGTATAGCAGGTTTAAATTTATGTGATAAGGTGTATGTACAAGTCCATGATTCGGTCACTTCACTAGGTCGATCGCCCCTAAACCTTTTAGTTGTGTCTTTGATGGACAAGGGGGTAACTAAGCAACAAGACCTGATAATGAGTGGGTTAAGTTCCACCTCCACACTGTCAGAGCGTCAGTTGCTTTCTCAATCCATGAGTAAAACACTTGCTGTACTGGTTCGTCAGCAGGTGTTTTTTTATGGAGTCCAGAGAGATACTTCACCTGTTTGAAAATCAAAGTCTCCATCTCTTAGTATCCTTGCCAGTTGTGCATTAAGAACAGCATCAGCAAAGTTATATTTCTTTTTCTCATAAGCAGCCACTACTTTCTCCCACATCTGTTCAAGTGTTTTAGCTTCACCTAATATCTTCTCTGCTGTTACTGGCCCTACTTTATCTATTCCAAAGTAGTTATCAGTAGAGTCACCTGTAAGGGCCTGGATCATCCAATGTCTGTCAGCCTTACGTCTGGTTATAAGTTCCATGTCATCACCTGCCAAGAGGGTACAGGGTACAGATCTCATGTCTTTATCGACTGAGACAATAATAGGATCAGGATATTTTTTACTGGTGGCAAGAATTGCCATAACATCGTCACCTTCTAACCCTTCATAACTTTCAGATTGATACCTTTCTCTAGTCTGTTCAATAATCTTTGATAGACCTAATGGTTTTCTTTTATGTTTTCTGTTGGCTTTATATTCTGGGTAGATGGTATGTCTAAAGGTTGGATACTGTGTGAAACACATAACAACATCTTCTTTGTCTTCTGCGATGGCTTGATAGTGTGCGGTTCTGCCATCAATCATTTCATGTATATCTCTTTCATCAGCATGAAGTGTGTGTAGGTTACTATCCCAACGTATGTCTTGTTCACAGGCACAGCACGAAGAATAGATCAGCCAATCAGCATCAATTAATAAAGTCATCAGTCTCCAAAGTAGGTGTCCATAGGAAGTACCAACCTTCCAGTTTTATCGTCATACAATAGTTTGTCTATCTCACCTGTCATTCCTGTATGTCTATTCTTCAACACTCGCAGTTGTAGTTCTGCTCTTTCAGCTACATCTCCCTGTTGGTTTCTTTCACAGGCAACTACAAGATCTGATAGCTGTGCGATTGAATGAGAGGACCGCAGATGATTAAGACTTACCTTATTACCTTCCTCATGTCCTTTTCCTTCTGGCCTACGCAGATGGGAGACAATAATTAAACCTATACCAGTAGATTCAACCACCTGTCTAAGCTTGGTACAGACTACATCCAAGGCTCTTCTTTCATCTAAGTCAGAGATTCCTGACACAACTATTGTTAAATGATCAAGTATCACTACATCTACACCCTCTGCTGTAGCTAGATACTGTATCTGTTCAACTAATCTATCTGGATCAATAGAACCAAAGTGATCATATAAAAATAGTTTTCCTGTACCAAACAACTTATCAAACGACTGCTTTAAACTTTCATGCTCAATATCATCCTCAAGATGCAGAGGTTTATTTACCTCGACACCTAAGATACCTTGCATAGTTCTCTGTACCGATTCTTCCAAAGCTATATATCCAACAGTCAGATCATTCTTTATAAAGTGATGAGCCAATTCTCTACATATAGTTGATTTACCAGTACCACTACCAGCAGCTATACATACCATCTGCTGTTTATGAAAACCTCTGGTGAAAGTATCCAGTTGTGGAAATGGAAAAGGACAGATACTGTTAGTACCTTTCTTTGTCAGTTCTTGCCAGAGGTTAGAGGCATTAAGTATTCCA